GCTCCGCCTGACACTTGCTTACCATAAATAATGTCTGTCGCAATTTTGTTAGCTGATGGAAGGCCTTTACCTTTGACTTGGTCTATAGGCACACCTCTCTTGAACTGCTCGTATATTGAAAGAACATTAGATAAAGCAGATGATGGAGTTTCATTTTGTTGTGCAGACAGCCAAGCTTCTCCAAGCTTCCTCATTTCTTTAGGCTCGCCTCCGGATAACTTATCAAACTCTTCAAACACTTCGTCATACCAACGGCTAGCCTTTAGTATGGCTTCCTTATCCATAGTTTTTTCTACACGATTTTTCCAATCATCAAATTTTATATCCCCAACTACTATGTCAGGTAATTCATCATTAGGTGATTTTATAACTGTTCTAGGATTTTTAGGACCGCCAGGGTAGGGTACATTATCTGTATTAGATTTATCTATTCTAGCTAAATGTAATCTTAAATTATTACTAGTTATATCTTCTGAAAAGTTTATACCGCCGTCTGTTTTTAATTTTGGTGCTAGTTTTGATAAACCTTTGTCAATCATATTGTCTATCTCGCCACCACCCATAGAAGATAAAGTAGTAGTGCCGGTATTAGCATCTAATCTATTTTGTGCATTAGTTCCTATATTTTCCAATGTCTCAGGTAGATTTTTGACAGTCTTAACACCAGCTTTCGCACCAGCAGTAACAGTTCCACCAACACCGCCAAATTCACCAGCACTATATCCGGACTTAGCATCTTCTTTGTACTGGTCACTTATGTTCAAGCTATCTACAAAACCATCAAACTTTTCTTTGTAAAATTCAGAGCCATAATTTTGTTTAGAGAACTCAGTAAATGATTTAGTAAATGCATCTATTCTCTCACCATCTTCCGCAGATACTGCATCTTTTATACCGACAAACAAAGCACCGATATCGCTAGGCAATCCTAATGTTGCACTTGTTGCACCACTAGCTAAGCCGGCAAAAGTAGAACCAATACCAGTTATAGCATCAGTAACACTATCATATTTAGGATCAGGCTTGCCATCGTCTATTTCTATAGAAGATTTATCACCAAACTTATAAAGAATATCACCACCCATTTGGCGTATGGAATTAGAGTTTTCTATTTCATCAAATAAATTGTATTCTTCCATTAGCTACGATCCATATGTTTTTTGATGATTGTGTATATGTTTTGATAATCTCTTGTCTTTTTCAGATCAGGATTAGCATCCAAAAATGTAATAACTTTATTGAAGTCAGTATCATTAAAATCTTTTAGCTCTTCATATTTAGAAGATAATTTTATTTTCAACCTAGATACTTGCTTCTTAGCTGTTTCTAGACTTTGTGTGTTTAGCTTTTCGCCTATTTCATCACTTACTTTTGAAACCATTTCTTTCATTTCTGATACTAAATCAATTTCAGTTCCTGACTGTACAGCGTTCCTTTTAAGATCTTCTAGTCTACCTTTAATCCTTTGATAAATAGCTCTTGGTTTAGAGTAGCCATCATTCTTAATAACTGTTTCCATAGTCTTTGCAGTAAAGCCAGGAAACTCTGTATTTAATAGACCTGATAAGGACACTAATGCTGATTTAAGCTCTTTATCTTCATTTGCTACAATTCCTTGATTAAACTTAATTATATCCTCAGTAGTTAACAAAGATGTACTTTTATTTAGATCTTCATAAGTTAGTGTACCAGCATCTTTTTTCTGATTAAGTGTTATTAATGTACTGGCATCAGATTCAGATCTACTTGATTTACCTTGAGATAACTTCTCTTGTAAAATCTCGGCTTTTTTTATGTCGTATTGTTTTATAATGTTTATTTGTTCTTGTGCCTGTTTTTTGTCACCAGTAGCTAAAAACTCATAGAAATTAGTATTAGCATCGAATATCTTATCCATATTAGCTAGGATTGTAGCTTTGTTTTCGTTTTCTATATCTTGTGTTTGTTTTACTGCTTCTGTTCTTAAACTTTCTTTTAACTTTGTAATTTCATCAGCATCCATAGTTTTAAGTACTTTAGCAACTTTTGGATTTATCTTACTGTAATTGTTAGAGTTTATTGCCTTAACTAAGGCTAGTTCGCTATCTGATCTTACTGCATTTGTTATAATAAAATTGTTTTTAGCTAATAAAATATTATCTTCTACAGTCTTAAAATTAGATGTGAAGGTTGTAGCTTTTGTTCCTACACCTGATAAATTCTCTAATATTTTAGTTTTAGTAACTTGCTCGTATGAAAGTAATTTTTTACCTAAATCTTCATCATCTTTAACATCACTTATAATACTAGATACTTCATCAGTAACAGAATTAAGATTATGACTTACTATGGCTAACTTCTTAGCTTTTATTTCTGAAAATTTAGCAGTCGCATAACTTTGATTATAGGTGCTATATTTGCCCGCTGAGGCTGTATTAAGTGAAGCAAATAATCTTTGACCGGATATAGCAGAAAGACCGCTAGAAAGCTTTGTAAACTCGTTTGTTACTACATCTAATTGATCTGCTACTTCACCTGGATCTAAATTGTTTATAGTTGCATCAGATATGATAGAAGACATTTGTCTTTTAGCTGATAATTCTAATTCGCTTTCTAATATTGATAGTTGTGCTTTCCTTTGTGATCTACCAAAAATAGTATTATTGTCACCAAGCTGTTCTTGTATATCTCCGCCAGTTGATATTGAATCTCTTAACTGTTCTTCAGTTATAGGATTTTTGGCACCAAACTCAGCACCTTCTATTTCAGCTTGTACTCCTGCCTTCTTAGCAAAGTAATTAGACATGTCATTTAATGCACTAGTTAATATATTAGAAGTTCTTTGAGCTTCACGAATACCTACACCGGAGGCACCTTGATAAGCCCTGGTACCAACTTGTCTTTGTATTCCTCTATATCTAGAGCGTGGTGCCATTAATAAAAACCTCTAAAATCTGCTGATGTGTATCTTATAGGTGTTGTACCTGGGCCACCTATACCGGCTAAATTAGTTGAAGCTGTAGCTAATGAAGTTCCAGCACTTATCAAAGCACCGGTCATTGCTTGCTTGCCAGCGTATCTTAAATCCCTAGCTTTTGCAGCAGCAGATGCTATTGCTGAAGCTTCGTTATCTTTAGATGTGATAAAATCATTTATACCAGGATTAAGAACATTAAATGTTCCAATATCTTGAGGCGTACCTATTGTTGGCTCTAATCCACCAGCAGATGCTATTGCATTAACTGAAGCTAAAGCTCTTCTTGTATTTGCTAGAACCTGGATACCTCTTTCTTTTTCTCTTACAGCTTCTACTCTTCCTTCAAGCTCTGCTTGCCTGGCCTGAGCGTTATAAGCTCTTTTTGTGTCCATTCCTTGCTTAATACTCATGACTGCTGAAAAAGCAGAGAATGCCATGCTGGCAGTTTGTAATGCGGATGCTGCTGCTAAAAATGCCATGTTATTGTCCCGTACTTAATTTGTACTCCACCGCTAAAACTGTAGCGAATAGAGGCTGTGTTTGAGTAAATGTAATCTGTGCTGTATCACTATAACCTAATAAAGGAGCTAGTCGCTTTCTCCCAGTAAAGCTTGTTGGAGCAGAACCCAAAGTGTAGGGTAGAGATCGAAAGGGGAGTTCAAAACCATTCACCGCTAGGTTTTGGGTTCTATCTACGAGGGTTGTAGCTTCTAATATTCTACGTTTTCTACTAACTACAACACCGGAACTTAACTTAGGCTCGGCCGGCAAAGTAACAACTTCAACGTCATATGCTAGTCCTACCTCTACATAACTTGTTGGCACTTCATCAATAGTGATCGATCCGGAAGAAACTGTTTTATCTGTAAGTACAAAATCATCTCTAATTACATTTACAGTTTTAGCTTCTAGATGTGATAAACTGGAGCAGGTCGTATTTGTTGGTAGGGTTTGATCAGGGGCATCTGCACCAGAAAAGTATTGTATGTTTGAATCTGTAGTTCTTTGGTCATCAAATATTTCAACATAATATTTTGTAGAGCTGTTTATAGTTCTTTTTACAACTGTATAAATATCAGGGCCATCCACAGCCACATCCAAGAAAGAACCATCAGTTATAAACTCAGCGGGTGCTACAACGTTTTGAGATCTTAATATAGAGAAAACAGCCATAGTGCCGTCATCATCATTAGGTATTAATAAAAGATCACCATCATCAGTACTGGTAGCAACTCTTAATGCCATAGCTCTAGGTGTTTTCAATAAATGACTAGCTAGCAATGAAATATTATTAGCCTGGTAGTTAAGGTCAACATCACTAAATAAAAACTCTCTTAGAGCTTTGCCTTCACGTTGTATGAACAATGTACCACCTTCGGCCATTACCGGCTTCACACCCTCCTTAGAACCTCTTCTAGTGGCATTCTTAATGACAATGTTAGATGGCGTAATGGGGTCTAGGTCAGCTTGCGGTACGAAGAACTCAGCATCCTTTGTAAATATTTGTAAATCTCTACCCGACCTCATAGCTGTGATAGCATTAACACTATCTGTATTCATATTTACTAAGATGGCATCATCATCTAAAGCTTCTGCTGATTTAAAATTGAAAAAGTTAGCAACCTTAGAACCAAACAAAGTATTAGGTAATGCTTTACTACCTCCAAAATATAATCGCCCTTCATGAAAAGAGCAGGTCCTTGGATAGCCTCTAGAGCCTGACCAAGCATCTTCATACCCAGTTTCTAACTCCCAGGCACCGGAAGCTATAGCCTCATCAGCTTTGAAAAAAGGTAGCTCGGTCATAACCTTTACAACTGTTCCGGATACCTGCTCTATTATTTTAGCTCGACCAAAACCATTAAGAACATTTATATACTGATCAACATGAGATGACGTAAATACAGAAGTGCTTGCTGTAACCTCTACTGTTCCATCGATAGCATCAGGTGTTATTGTCGCAGATGGATTACTAGTTGATAAAGAAAAAGCCACTTTAGGGCTAGTCAAAGATATTGTAGAAAATGTCCAAGTAGAATTATTGGCACCTCTAACTATTGATTTAGGGGACATATCTTCATGAACTAATATGAGTGTATCAGCACTTTGAGTAAAATACATGCGGTCTAGGTCAATATCTCCTAATGCACATGTAAGATAATCATTACCGCTTCCATTAATATTGGTAATCTGTATGCCGTTAGCAAAGAAAAAAACCCTGGTATTAGTCGTAGTATTTTTAACAAACGCTAACATAAAAGCTTGTGTGGTACTAAACTCAAAAGGGACTAATCTTATGCCGTCTAAGGTAGTAAAAGATCCACCTAGATGAGATGTAATATCAAGCATAAACCTCAAACCAGGCCTTCTTTCAAATCCACCTTGAGGTAAGACCACTACGTTTTGTGCCTTGCTAAGACCGGAAGCGTACTGCTGGATGTCAATCCTGCCGACTAATAAAGGATCAATTTCTCCTACAGTAAAATTAGATTGATATTGGGTAACTCTACTCAAGATCTAACCTCAGTTAATAAATAATCAGCTATGACTGTTTTAGATTGTCCGGCACCATCTATATTAATAGCTTGCCTAAAAAAGCCACCTCGGTTGTTTTCTGATGCTGTTCCCAGGGCTACCGATCTCCAATAATCAGCTTTTGTGATTTGATCAGTAATAGGTTCTGCTAAATGCCAGGCCATTTGATAAATTAATAATTGAGTAAAATAAGAGGGCATGTCGCTCTCAGATATTTGCCTTTGATAATCAACTACAATAGTTGTTTCATTCGTTAATAACTGACTGCCCTGGATTTCATACTCCGTAATGTTAGGAGCAGATAAAGATGTCGATGCATAGACAACTCTAGGCACACCTAAAAACATATCGCTAGGTAACTGATAAGCGTATCTATAATAGTTTGTTGGAGTTGATGTTAGCCTAGCTAATGTAGTTTTAGATAAAGTAAAAGACCAATGATACATACCAAGGGTCTGAGACTTAATCCGTGGATATAAAACCGAGCAAACCGAAGAGGGGGCCGTCCCATCCGAAAAGCTAGTGATTTGATTTGCACCTAGAAGGAGGAGTGCTTGCGAACAAATCGAAACGTCTGTATCACCTTCAGCCATAATCCACGGACCTCGCCATAAATACTGAGGGGCAAGGAGTACCCCCCAGGTTAGTTGTTAGTCACTATCAGTCATAGCGACAGTTGTGCCATCTGTAACATCAACAACACCGGATGCATTAGATGCAACCATAACAATACTTAATGTTGGTGTATTACTGTCATGTACAAAGATAACATCACCTACTGACAAATCATCTGACATATCGTTGAAATAACCGGCTGTGTTAACAGTAGCTATCGCATCCGCAGATGTATATGTCCACATTTGAGGGGCTGTTCCTTTTTTGGATTGACCGCCTATTGGGTTTATCCCAGTTCTACTAAAAGCCATGATTAACTCTCCCTACAAGTTACATCAACAAGACCAGCAGTATCGATTACTACGGCACCGGCTGAATACATTGCTGATACTAAGAAAGAAGTTTTCTCAGGGATGTAGTTTACCTCAACTTTTGGAGCTATACCTACAGCACATCCGATTGCATCCTTGTGGAATGCTAGACATGTTCTGTCGTTAGATCCGTCTTTTGGTAAACCGCCTTCATCTCTATCGCCTATCATGTGGATATTAAAACCAGCAAACTGCTGTATTTCGCCACGTGCTAAAGCTTGTAACTGGATGAAGTCTGAGCTAACTGCTCTTTCGTCAGCTAATAACGAAGCCAAAGAACTCGCATGAATGATCATGTGTCTGTCTTGTGGTGGTACAGAATTAGTATCTAAAGCTTTCTTAGCTGCGATAATCTTACCCACATTTAAGTCAGAAGCACTTGCTGATCCACTTGTGACAACAGTATTAGCTACAGTAGTTCCAGCAGAACCAGCTATAAGAGCATCAATGATAATTTGATCTTCTCTTCTACCGATTGCATTACCTACTAACTTTGCTAACTCTTGTCTTTCATCAAAGTTTACTTTTGCTTGGTTGAAAATATCTGAATACTCAGATGCGATATAGTCAGTCAAAGTAGCAGTTGCTGTGCTGAACTGACCTGATATTGGCACTACGTCAGTAGAAGGAGTTCTTACTGATGCTGTACCTTTTGCGAGGATAGGAAATTTAGCTGTACTTCCAGTAACACCTGATCTCATGCGAGCTACGTTTCTTAATGTAGCTGTAGCCTGATAATTTTGGTGAACCTCGGCTTCAAATAAAGTAATGAATGCATTACTTAAAGTGGTTGCCATTATAGCTCTCCCATTAAAGGTTAAAGTTAATTCGCCTTTGGTTACCGGAAATCCGACCTTCGACTACTAGTACGTCTAGCAACGTAGAGACTTATCTCTAGTCAGATCGGCTCCTGGGAGTTATCGATCATTAAAAAAATATCAAAAAAATAACACTTTGTAAATACTAGAATACATATCTAGATTTTATACACATTATCCTGGTACATTTTCTTCAAACATTTTCTCAGTTTGCCTTCTAAATGCTGGATCAGATTGATATCTAGGATCAGCTACTCTAGCAAACAATTCTTCTTTGTCTAACTGATTGCCAGCTATAGAAACAACTGGTATTTCTTTTTCACCTTGTAGCTGCCTAAACTTTTGAATCAATCGTTGACCATTAGCTGTACCACCTAGAACCTCTAACTCTGCATAATCTTCCTCTGTTAACACACCTTTAGAAACTAATCCTCGGCCCCAGTTAACATTAGATTTAATTATTTCGTTAGCATTCTCACCAAGTAACGCTTTTTCTTTTTCCATATCTAACTTAGCTTCTTGTTCAGATTGGTATCCCATATCTACAAACTTTTTAGCTAAATCCATAAATGCTTCTTGAGGAACACCATTATCTTTAGCCCAGCTCATATAATCTTTGAGTAGGGGATCTTCGGCATCAACACCTTCAAGAGCTGTTATATCATACTCATCAGGAGCTTTTGGCCTTCCTTCACTAAGCTTTTTTTCTAAGTTGTTATAGCTCTTTACCAAGTTCTCAATATCAGGACCTTCTTTTTCATCCCAAAATTTAGTAGGGAAGTCATCAGGTCTTTCATATTCAACACCTTCTAGGTCTTCACCTTCTACAGTATCTTCTGCGGAAGCTGTAGCCATTCCCTCATCAGCTATCTGCTCTTCCGTTTCTTCAGCTTCTACGTTAGCCATTAAGCCTTCTTTTTCTTCAGCCATTATCACATCTCCTTATTCTGTTAAATATTTCTCTAGTAATAGAATTTTGGCCTTCTCTCATATATCCGTGCGATGAATCTGCCCCTGGTGTCCATGTAGGTTGATCTAAGGTGCATGTCTTGAGATAGAGCAAAACCTTCTTGCCATCTTCAGTTTGAAAAGTTCGTAAAAAAATTTTATCTAATTCTGAGGGTTCCGGTGGTTTGTTATCAACTTCTAAATCAGTTAATCCGTCCCATCCTTCACTATTGATTGACCTCTGCGGGTTGTTCTGCTTGTCCATTTATTAGCCCTTGTTCTTGTGCTTGTTGTGCCATTTCCATGGCTTGTTGCATTAATTGCTGTCGCTCTTCCGGTGTTGTTCTTAATTCTGCCGGCACTCCCATTTGATCAGCAATATAATCGATAAGTTTGTCTTGTTTTAAGAAGACTTGTCCTTGAGGACCCATTTGTGCAGTTATCTGCATAAAATTTAATGTTTCTTCTACTTTGCTCATGTTCTGAGCCATAGCTAGCGGTGCAGTTGGAGCTATCTTAACTTGTAATCCGTTGACCTTTAGCGGTAGTTCAATCATTCCTACATCATTCATAACTTCTAAAGTTCTCTTAACAACCGGTATCATTGTTTCATTTATTAAACGTCCATAACTAGCACCTAGATTTTGTGATAATTGTTTCATACGTTCAGATATTTCTAATGCTGATCTAGCTGACATAGTGTCAGGCGGTAAGCTTTCATCCATCAAAATAGCTTTGATAGAAGCAACTAAGTCTCCGGTCACTAGTTGTGAAAGTTGTGTGTCACCAGGTCGGGGCAAGGGTTTCAAAGATTCACCCTGGGGACCACCATTCCTAGCAACAGGAATAATTGCACCTGGAACAATACGAACTGTCGCAGGATTTAAAACACCATCATCAGAGGCCGTATACACACCGCCTATAGATAAACTACTAGATTTTAATATAAGCTCTTTAACCTTGTTTAAGGATCTAATGTCGGGTAGGGCAGTTAATACCGGTCCACGACCATAACGCTCTTGTGAGGCTTTCATATAGCGAGCAATAACCCAAGGAAATGATTTTAAGTCTCGGTAAACTAATTCTTCCTGGCCAGCTTCATCAATGATTTGATAATGATAATTACCAGTTAGTTTGTCATAATATGTGCCTTCAATTAAATCGACTATTTCAGTATCGTCATTTTCATATCTAGACCTCATTGCCTGGGATATTTTTATATCAGGAAACTCTTGTTCTAATACGCCAAAAGGACGTTTCATTTTGCGGTAAACTTTCTCAACCTTACCAAACGGGCCTTCTTCAAAACAAATTAAAAAAGTAGGAATGCAAGTATATCTTATAGGCTGTACTTCGTCACCTGGCTGAATAAGCATTACAGCCGTCCCTATGGCCAGCTCTAATAAGAACTCACCCATAGACATATCAAACTGTGATTGTCTCATGACTGCAAACATCTTCGTTGCATAGTCATCTAATATTCTTTGAACTTCTACTGATCTTTCTTCCGGTATTTCGTCTCCCGGCATCAATCTACACCATTCACGTTGTGGAGGAAAAACGCCCGACTGCAATCGGTTAGCGAATTTTTGTGTAGATTGAATGGCCGTGGAGTCAAAGACCCTAGCCATCTTGTCTTGCCCAGGAACATTACCTTCTGCATAACCATCGTATAAATTACGCATTGGTAAAGCAAATCGATAAGCATCTTCGTAAATAGATCGCCAATTATCTTTATGACGGCTAGCGTTTTCGTATCTTTTCTTTAATTCACTTGGTTTTAATTTTGTCATGCTTTTTTATGCCTATTTGCAAAGTTTCTTGCACTTTCCTTACTTCTAAATCCCCAAGCTTTTAATGCTAGTGCTAATCTTGTTGGCCTTCCTTTTTCATCTTTCATAGGACCATCCATACCGCCAAACCTTCCAGCAAAACTTATTCTTCTTGGGTTAACGCCTTCTTTAACTGGTTCTTTTAAATTAGATCCTTCAGTTTTGTTAAAATGCTTCCTTCCAGCTTCGTTTAGACCGCCTTTAGGATTTTGAAACTTTTTTGCTACCAACTTTTTTTGTTTCCTTCGGCTTCGGCTCTTCTTTTGTTTTGGGCTTTAGTTTTGGATTTAAGTCATAAAGATGTTTAGGCATAAGATTTACTCTTCTTCATTTTCATTTTGCCGGCCGAGTTAATGGA